GAAAATTCGTATGTTCTACTATAATCAATTCCTGTAGAATTTAATATTAGTCCAGCGCCATTTAGTTCTTCATCGTTTAGATAAGCATATATCTTTTTTATTTGCTCTTCGTTGCTTGGATTATATCTAGAATATATTCCAGCAGCACCGCCACCGTCTAGAGTGTGAACATCTCCAGAAGAAGCTAGATGAATAGACTTGTGATGAAAATGTGACTGTTCAATGGCGTGTAGTTTTTTAAACGTTGCTTTGCCGGTAACATCTATATTGTGCGTATTAACATTTAATACTTGAGCGCCAGAGTTTCCTATGTTTATTATTCTATTTCTTAGCGGTATTAAATTGTCATTGAAGAAGACAGACTTATCCACAACAATATTGCCAGACGTAAAAATGCCAGAACTGGAATATAAAGTTCCACTAGATAATAAATTTTTTCTAGTTCTTATATCGTCGCTAAAATCGCCAGAACCTAATACCTCTATATTTCTTGAGATGGCAAACTTTTGATTACTATTGGTTTCATTTGAAATATATACAATGCTAGGCAAAGTAGATACTTGTGTTCTCTTGTCATCAAAGTATATGCCGCTTGTTAGATAAAGGTTTTTAAATTTATAATCTAACGAACCCAAATCAAATACTTCAGAATATGACGGATGGGTATCTCCACCAATTTGTAAAACAGCGCCTTCATGCAACCCGCTAGCAGCGATTCCTAATCTTAAATTGGTTTGGGATAGATCGCCTTCTAATAGCGGAACCAAGCCCGCGCCAGAGGGGTTTGCGCAAATATAAGAATCATCAACTGGATGAGATGCAACAAAAAATTTATAATTAGCATCTTCAGCTATATAATAACCAGCACCATGGCCTATAGCTATATTAAAATTACCATTACGGTTAAAATTTAATGTATAGTTACCAAGACCAATATTAGATATGCCAACTGTTGTGCCAGCTAAAGCGTGATGACCAAGACCAATATTATCAGAACCATTAATGTTGCAAGTTAATGCATTAGACCCTAATGCGGTATTTCTTTCACCTTGAGCGTTTGACTTTAAGGCGAAAGAACCTATCGCAGTATTATCTATACTACTATAGCCTGTTATATATGCTTTTCTTAAAGTGTCTATACCTAGTCTTGTGTTACCTTCACCAAACGTATCTAGGTTTTTGCTAGATATATTTTCTCCAGCAGAAAGTAAATGTATAGAATCAATAAGATCTATTAAGTTATGTCTAATATCATGGGGCGAAATTTCGCCAGTAGAATTATCTGAGATTTCTGCAAATATATTTTCTACTAGCTTGTCTTTAGACAGTATCATTATACATCTTTCTGTGGCCTAAATTTATTTTAGGCTGATTTCTAAAGATCTGATATTAAATCTAACGCTGTCAGCTTGTCTAATTGTTCTTGGGGAAGAAAGTGCAGAATGCATTAAGACATTGCCCTGCCCATAAACAGAACTGTCTAATATAGCTATTCCACTAACATCACCCCAATCGGTATCAGCCTCGTTGAATGCTAAATTAACATTATTTTTAATAAAACCATTACCATCATACACAGTATATCCGGGATCTGACTGCACACCAGACTGTACGGATGGTATAGGAGCAAACAATTCTACGGATGGGTATTTATTTGGGAAAGTAAATTTATAAGCCTGCTGGGGAGTTGTTGTTGATAAACTTTTTGCAAAGGATTCGCTAGTATATAATGGATATATATATCCACTTAAAGATGAACTAGATGCATTAAATAATGTACTTTGATTTGAGAAGTTTACTAACTCTCCGCTATTAACATAAACACTAAATGTTGTTACTGTGTCTTGCCCAACGTTTGACCAAAAAAAAGCGCCACTAACTGCTGGGTCGCCTAGTGAAATTCTAGAATAACCAGTAGGTCTGCCTATAGGTGTGCCGGTGGGAACTTCTGGTAGAGTTGCTCCAGTGTCTGAGTCTTTTACTAGCCCGTTTGTTAAAGCTATAGCTATTGATGAAGGCTTTGGAAAGCTGCTAGTACGAAAAAGATGGTTCAATAGTTGATTTTCAAGATAATCTGAAATTGCTGCCATTATTTTTCTCCTAAAAAATCCTTATAAGGTAAACGTTCTATTGGTATATACACAAAAAGCCACCCCCTGACGAGAGAGGGTGGCTCATGTGATGTAATCTAAATAATATTAGAATGAACCAAGAATCACTCTTCTGTTATCTAGAACGCCAAAGCCAAGCTCTGCCCAGCCGTAGTAACCGGCGCGCTGCTGACGATGAAGAGTTGGATCTTCAAAGACCTGTAGCTGCTCTTTTACTGGCATGACAAAGCTATCGTTGGCAGATTGATCAAGACCAACAACTAGCTCAAGATCGCTGGCCTGAACATTACCAGAAAGCTGATTGTCGAAGAAGTTTTGATATTCTTGACCTTCGCCAAGTTCATCAAGATCGTGAAGATTAACACCGAAGATGCGTGTGATTGGCGCGCCACCTTCTGATGCTGTATAAATTTCACGACGAGTTACTTCGTCAACTTGATCAAGACCCCAATTACGAACGTCTTCTAAAGCTTCTGGTGAAACATATAGATCTGTAAGACGGCCACGACCAACAGATGCACTATTGCCACCTGAGTTGCGGCGCATTACAGTCTGCATAAGAGAAACTAATCTCTTGGTGAATAGACCGGCTGTAGCGTCACCGTCATAGACGAGGATGTTGCGATCAACACCAGCGGCTAGAAGGGTGTGCCAACCGTCATCATTCATCTTCTTAACGAAGCCAGCTTCCATGACTTGCATTGCGCGACCGACAATATCCCAACGAGCCTCGCGGGCATAACGTAAGAGATAATCGACAGAAGAGGCAATGTTATAAGTTGGAATCATAACGTAGTCGCCTTCAACTGAACGCTCTGGAATTCTGCCGTGGCCGGGATTTGTGTAAGCAACATGCTCACCTTCTAGGCCGGGGCTAATTAAATCAAGAGGAAATTCGGTTGTTGAACCGGCTTCTACATTAATTGTTTCAAAGATGTTTCCGAGGATATTACCAACGAGAACACCCTTACGAAGAGGTAGTTCAAGAGCTTTAGCAAACTCACGCTGAGCGGCTTGTGCTACTTGAATATCAGAATCCCCCGACTTGCGTAGGAGACTGATGAATTCATCACTAGGTCTTTCATTTGTAGGCATATTATAATTCTCCTTTATAGTTTTTTAAGTTCAGAGGGGAAGGTTGACTTCTACTTTGCAGTAACCGTCAGCATCTGGACCAGTTAAGAACGAGCCAATCTTTGGCCCCTGGTTTGTTGCCATTGTGATATTACCAGCAACTGTGTTACTGGCATAAGCGCCAGAACCAGCAACTGGAACACCGTCTACATTATTGGTTACAACATAGCCCTTACGAAGCACTGTAACCTTGCCACCCTTCTGCACTTCATCTTTGTGTTGATTAAGGTGTGTACGGGTAAGATCTTTATTAACAACGTCATTTAGTAAAAGACCAACTGGGACGCCGCTTGTTGAATACTTCACAAGGTTTACACCTTGATCCATAGAAGCGCCGACGCCAGCTGTAACGTCATGACGAACCACGCCGCCACGGGTAGCAGTACCAGCATTATAGAAAAAGCTGATGTCTGTCTGAAGTTCATATCTATCTGTTTTTAGAGCCATATTAATTTCTCCTTATTTTCACTTACGAAGTACATTTTTTTCAAGCCACTCTGCTACGCTAGCTCTTGTGGCAACAAGCTCATCTGTATCATTAGAAGCATCAACAAGAGCGGCCTCAGTAGTTGAAACACCTTCAAAAATTTCTTCTGTTGGGGTTTCTTCTGATGCTACTGTTTGAAGATCTTCTGACTTTGATTTTTCTTCCTTCTTCATCTTTTCTTCCTGCCATTTGGCCATTTTCTTCTTCATGGCAGCAAGAACAGTTTCAAAGGCTTCGTCACTAAGGGCATCATATGCCACTAATGATTCTTCTGCCTCTGCGTCTTCAAAACCGGCTTCTACTAAGCTAGCTTTGCGCATAGACATTTTTTCTTTCTTTTTCATATTCATGAGTTCTTCATCCTTTTTCTTCATTTCGCCGTCTTTGGCCGAAATTGCTTGATGAAGCTCTGTTAAAGTGGTTTCTTTCTCTGTGAGAGAAGCTTGAAGATTTTTAATTACTTCGCCTTGTTCTGCTAGGGCCGCTTCTAATTTAGCAATTGAATCTGTGTCTTCTTTCGAAGCTAAAGTCTCTAATTGATCACGTAGAAGTTTATTTTCTTCTTTAGCAGATGCTAGCTCACTACGAACTTCAGCAAGCTGCTTCTCTAAAAGATTTAAATCTGACATATTATCTTCTCCTTTAGGAAAACTAGTTAAATTTGAATTAGAAGTTGTATGAAAAGCTCTGCTAGAATCAAGGATAACACTTCTTGGGTTTGCTGGCCTAGATACAAGACCTTTGCCAGAAAAAGAAATGTCTCTTAATAATCTACCAATTTTAAAGCCTTCATATTCACCAGTACCACCATAGGCACGTAAATGCTTAGTTAAAAATGCCGATCCTTCGTTTCTTTCCAGTTTTTTAGCATTTCCATTATTATCTATTAAGGCATAATCAAATCCTGAAAATAAGCACTCCATTGAAACAAACCACTTGCCTTCTTCGATTTCGGCAATGATCTGGTTCATTCTTTCTCTATTGTCTGGATTTGTCCAGCTATTATATAATACGGCCTCTGTGATAATATCAAAATCCTCTGGTTCACTATCACCAGAAATTGAATTACCAGACTTATCTACAACATAGCTTCCGGTAATATGACCAATAATATCATTTTCGTTGTGCATGAAGTTAAATTGTTTATCTTCCGGTGTATTTCTAGCAGCCCAAGTTTGTGACGAATCGAAAACATCATCATTCTTGTTCCATCCAGTAGAAACTAAAATGGACTTGATATAATATAAATCTATTTGTTTTGGATTTGCGCTTTGAGCTTTAACTGTTTCGGCAAAAGCGACACTGTTATTGCTAATGCTTTTGGAAACTGTTGCTGGAGAGCAATATGCAACACTAGCAGAAGCTTGAACAGCGTCAGCTATACCGTCTCTGATTTCTTGTGGGTATATTTTCATATTTACTCCTCATCAACATTATACACAAAAGAGTAAATTTTTTGTATTTTTATGCATTTTCTTCCACATACTGACCAATTACATGTCTTCTGTAAGTATCGATGGTCATATTTTCTATATTAATATTGGAGGATTTTAACTTCTCAGAAAAAGACTTAGGAGTTTTTAATCCAGAACGAAGTATAACAAATATGCTATCATCTGTCACTTCTTGTAAGATATTTAAGTTTGTGAATACATCTAATTTCAATTGTTCTAGATCATTAAATTCAGACTTGTTTAACTGTCTGAGATTTTTTTTGTTATGTATATCCAAGTAAGCATCTGTTAAAGTAGATGAAACTTTATTCCATGCATTTTCAGACCATACAACCAATTCGGCAACTCCGGGTTTTGATTTTGGAGTATCAACACGCTTTTTTCTAACAGTTGTGTCTTGCTGAAAGTTTGGTCTTCCGTTTTCTTTAACTTCTTTTTGCTTTTTCAAATTAATTTGTCCTTGTTTGTTAATTTTTTCCATATCTTGCTTATGATTTGCATTATGAAATGGGCTTGCTTTTGGTGGCCCATCTGATTCTCTTTTATCCAGTTCTCTTTTTAGTCTTATATTCTCTATTTGTGGGATTTCTTTAAATCTTTCTAATAGCGTTTCGTGGCTAATTATGTCTCTATCTGCTAACTGTATTAGAAGATTTTTCGTCGCGGCCTCATCAGATAATGTCATTTGATCAAATTGAATATGAGCTTTATATCTAAAGCCCATTGCTTTTCTAACGATCTCAATTTCTTTTTCCCAAAATCTTACTAATTGATCGCGCCCATACTGCAATCTTTCAAGTAATGTTTTTAAAGAAATAAAGTTATTAGTAAAGCCACCACCATTTGTAGCCATGCCAGTTAATGTTGGTGGAACACCAAGTCCAGCATAAATACTATTAAGAACTGCGCTATATTTTTCTGAACCTAAGAATTTATATACTTCACTATTTGATTCTGTAAAGCTTAGTTCTGGACCCCAAACAAGTTCCATTGTGCCGCCGCCAACATTGCTAGCCAAAATATCACGAAGCTTATTTATCGCAGCTTTATTTGGTAAGATTTTATGCTCTAGATTACCAAGCGTCCATAGTCTAATGTTAGAAATAGCACCATCTAAAGCTGATAAGTCAGCTAGTCTCATTTTTTCTAGCATAACAATGTCATCTAATATGGCATAAACCATGGGATTGGCCCATTGCTTCCAATCGTCCTTCTTGTAATAGAAGACGCTTAATCTTTCTGAATCTAATGGAATTTCTTTTTCTCCTCGCATTAGACTTTGCTTGATAACAGGAGGAAGTGTCTCAAGAACATTATTGGGAATATCTCCAGCCTGAAATTTGTCAAAAAAAGAATTTGTTGTTATGGTATAGTTATTTAATCCCATAAAAAGCGATAGATTTCCATCTTTCATTTTTACAGTCAAAGGATTAAAAAAATTATATCTCCATGGAATTTGATTTTTCGTGGCGTTTGGAACTTCTACTTTAATGTCGCTAGAAAGCGCCTTCATGTAATTATTTAACTGAGGAGTTACCTTTGCATAGCTACGATAGACAATGACATTGCCACATTTATATAAATTGTTTAAAAATCTTTCTGATCTCTCTTTACCATTAATACTTTTGAACCATTGTTGATAAAATTTTTCAACACTTTTATCTCTATGTACTATTTGTATGCCTTGACTACCAAAGTCACCCATGAGATCAATAATATTTTTAATAATGCCAACCTTATCGTATGCTTCCATGCACATTTTAATAATTTTTCGCTGTTGATTAGGTACAGCTTCATCTGGCCTAAAAGAATAATAATCATCTTTTGTGAAGCCCGGCCTAACAGACCTATTGGGCTCAATATCTATAAAATGTCTATAGTGATTACCAACGCTTTTGCTAACACCTTGATAATGAGATATATTATCAGACAATTGCGACATGGCATTTGCCTTGCTATTAAAATCTTCCTCAGACCAAGTTAACATATCTTCATTACTCATTGTTAAACCTCAATTGGATTATAATTGGATTGGCTAATGTATTAATACACATCTTTCATATTATCTGAGAACCAGCTTGGTCCAGAATACAATTTGTCTTCAGTTTTTGGCATATATCCACCAGTTGCAAAGCCGCCATAAAATTGATATTCTTGCTGAGTTGGCATTCTTTGTAAGGTTCTAGCAGCCATATTAGACATTAGTAGAGCAGAATATCTATCTTTACGCATCTTGCTCTTTTTGCCAGTACCAACAACAACCTCTGGTGTATCCCACCTATCTCTGCCAGAATTGGTTTGAGTCATCTGTATCATAGATAGCTCATCTTTTAATTCTTCTATTTCCATTACACACTCTTCCAGTGTATCAAACATTCTATTTTTAAGACCGTCTTCGTGGGCAGATATGTCTAAGCTCAAAGTGTCAAAAAATGGGAACAATAATACTTTGTCCTCAAAGTCCTTTCTCATTCCATGATTTGCTTCTGCTAACCATTCATATTTAGCAAATTGGCACATTTCTAAAATATGCAACCCTCTTTCGCCGTCTGTGTCTTTTGGTTTCTCATCGTCTATTACTGGCCAAATAGGTAACTCGCCATCTTTTATCTTATCTAGATCATGTAGCGATTCCATAATTGCAACGCCACCTCCTTGGGCATCCATTGCAATATGTATACATGGGAATAGTTTCATTAGATCTCGTATTTTACGAGCGCAATATGCGTAAAAGTCTGTTTCGCTTACATATCCCTTTTTAACCTTTTCCTTATGATCATTTCTAGTCGTTGTCCAGCAATGAACAATTTTTCTGTGGTCTGGGTTTATTTCTAAAACCACAATACTAAAATTATCAACCTCAGAAGCGGGATCTACTCCAAATATATATTTTTTACTAGTATCGCCTATTAGTTTAGCTTCAAATTTTATAATTTCGCCATTGCTATCTTTTATACTATTATCGTCAGACACGACACATGACTCAATTAAAGATCTCTTAAAGAATCCTTGACTGTCTCTAGTAAAACACGCCCCGTATTCCATTTGATAAATACCAGCATGAACAGTAGCCTTAGATCTAGCAACTTGATCAGCATCCATAAAACCTTTTGGTAATAACTCGTATGGCATTCTTATGATAGAATATTGTGTCCAATCAAAGTTTTCTGGTGGATCTTCTCCAAATATTTCTCTTAGCTTGTTTAATTGACCCTGACTATGTATAATAGATTTCCACTTTTTCCAATATGTGGCAAAGTGATTAAAGTCATAATATGCCGTACCAGAAAGAATGATTTGGTTATCTCTTTTTTGTTCTGATTTTTCTTCTTCTATAATTAGCCCAAGCTCTTGAGCCTTCTTTTTGGATGCTAGCTTTTTTACGTTTGATATAGGGTCTGCGCTAACCGCAGCGAAACCGGCAACAACGTTTTCAAAAATTTCTCTAGGAATAGAAGCAAACTCGTCAGCAATAATATCGTTAGCTCTTTGACCTCTGATTTTTTGACCGTCGCCAAGCGGTAGACAGGTAATAGTACTTTCATTTAATCTTAATGTACATCTATCAGTATCTCTGCGCGGACCACTATCCGCATCGCAAATATCTCTAAGCATTGGGGCGTTTCGCCAAATGGTTTCCATGTACTCAAACAAAACTTTTGACTGACGAAAAGCTGCACCAACAACTACGACTTTTCTTTTTGGTAATATCAAGGCTCTTAAAACAGCGTATAGTGCTAGCATAAAGCTTTTACCAAATCCACGACTTGCTATAAGCATTGGAAATTTTCTATTCCAAATTTCATTTAAAAACAAAGCCTGAGAAGGTAGAAGCTGAACATTTAACATGTGCTGCGTAATAAAAGAAAGATAACATGGCCTAGTCATTAGCCAAGATAATCTTAAATGAAAATCTTCATCCATTGGAGAAGCTAGATTCATTGGATTAAATAGATTAGATTCAATTACATCTAATCCAAGCCAAGCTTCGTCTATAGTTTTTAATTTAGTTTCTGCCATGTCTCTATTATTTCGTCTGCAAATCCATAATAAACAGCATCTTTAGCGTTTATAAACCAATCGCCGGATTTTAGTTTAGTGTTTAAGAAGTTTTTTATTTTACTAACTGGTGGGTTCTTTCCATATTTTTCTTTAAAGAATAATCCTTTAACGCACTGCTTCGCGTAAATATCTAACATTATATCACACAAGTATTTTTCATATTTTACCCAATTCTGCACATTCATATATTCGCCAGCAGCAGCCGTTGAGCCAAAGTGAGACATGAAGTAAGTATTAGGGGTTATTAGTCTTCTGTCTCCAGCTTGTAATATTATGCTACTCATAGACTCTGCTTGCCCATAAGCAATGATGGTAACAAAACATCTAGACATTGCTATAGCATCAAATATAGCCATGCCATCGGCCCATTCACCGCCTATACTTTGCATGTGTACAATAATGGGATTATCTGACTTAAGTTCTAGCGCCCTTATGTTCTTTAAGAACATGTTGGACATTTTATATTCCACACCCGGATTACTATTGTCTTCAGAATTATAAGTATTATGTAAAAATATTTCTCTGGTATCTAAATTGCAGCTATAATTATGAAGATCGTGTAATAAATCTTTATCTTGAGTCATACTATTTTTTTCTCCCAATAGTATACATTTCATTAATTCGCTTGAAAATACTACTAACTGCCAAAAATGCGGAATGTTTGTTTCCGCAGAAGAGAACTTGTATTCCATTATATAATTGAAATTCTATTAAACATTTTAACATATACCTTCCAGTAATTTTGACCGACGCTTTGTTTTTAATTGGTATACGTGTTTCGTCTGGGAATTTAAGAAGATCTTCTAAAGAAAATTCTAGGACTAAATATTTATGCTTAAAATCTTTCATTCTTTCTATCTCGTCTAGAAATGCATGTTTTTTTTGCCCTAAATTAATAGCTAATTCTTCTACGCAGCCCTTTCTTTCTATGCATATCTTATCTTCCATTCCAACAATGGAATAATCTCCAGTGTCTAGTTTTTGTTCAATCATTCCAGAACAAGTATTAAATGCGCTAAAATGATAGCCTTCTTGTTCTCTGGTATCTTTAATAACAAGAAATTTGGGAGCCGTTTTATATTCCATGAATTATACTTTCAAATAAATGCTCGTAGTGTCTTTCTTTGCCAGTAACTAACTTGTGGCAATATTTACATAATGTAATACCATTATTAGTATCATATCTTAAAGAGGATGCTCTAGACCACTTTTTAATATGATGTACTTGTAGGCTTGTTCTTGATTTACATCCTGGCATTTTGCACTTAAATTTATCCCTTTTAAGAACGTCTTTTCTAAACTGTTCATATTGTGGATCGTCGTAGTTTCTTTTCATAATGATTGAATTTTATCTATTCTCATGAGTTTTCTTATCTTGCGACATATTATACGAGTATTTATGGAATTATCTTGTGATAAAATTAACCTCATTAATCTTAATAATAATTCATAACACGCATCGTCTGGGTTATTCTCTTCTATAAATATGATAGAAAATGGTAGTGAAAATTCTCTTAATGTAAATTTTTTAAGATCCGCCTGTAAGTCTGATAAATCTATACTTAATTTAAAGTTGCGCATCTAGCATCAATTTAACCAATCCCTCTAGTGTATATTTTGGCTTCCATCCAAGCTTGGCGTTGGCTTTTGCGCAATCTCCACGTAGATAATCTACTTCTGAGGGTCTGTAGAATTCTGGGTCAATATAAATATAATTTCTCCACTCTGGAAGACCAACATAATTGAATGCTATATCTAAGAATTCGGCTACTGTATGAGTCTCTCCGGTACATATTACGTAGTCTTCTGCGTCTTTTTGTTGCAGCATGAGCCACATGGCCTCTACATAATCTCCAGCATATCCCCAATCTCTAAAAGCATCTAAATTGCCTAATCTAAGCTTTGGAAAAACGTTACCATTTTTATATATTAATTCTTCAGTAAAAACAAAATCTCCACCAAGCTGATCGTTGCAATTAAGCCAATTTATAAAATTAGCAATCCATTTAACAATTTTTTGAGTTACAAAATTATCCCCACGGCGTGGTCCTTCATGGTTGAACAAAATACCACAACTAGCATGTAAGTCATATGCTTCTCTAAATAGTCTTACAGCGTGGTGAGCGGCACATTTGGCTATAGCATATGGAGAATTTGGCATGAATTTGGTTTCTTCATTTTGGTACTTCTCTCCGCTAGTATTAATGTCATAAGAACTGCCAAACATCTCACTTGAAGAGGCTTGATAAAATTTAATATGATGTAAATTTAAATCTACTATAGATTGTAGTATATTTATACATCCCTTTCCGGTAATGTCCCAAGTCAATGCTGGCTGTTTGAAAGAAGTTCCTACGTGAGACTGTGCGGCTAAATTATAGATTTCATCTACATGTTCGGTATTTTTCAAAATATTGATAATACTACTTGTATCAGTAATATCACCCTCCACCAATTTGAAGCTTGGTACATTTGATAAGTGCTTTATTCTTTGGGTTGTATCTGTACTGGCCCGTCTAGCAATGCCGATCACTTCATAATTTTTACTTAAAAGTAAATCTGCTAGATGGCTACCATCTTGTCCAGTAACGCCCGTAATGATCGCTTTCATGTATTTTCCTTTTTATATGCCCAAGTTGAATTTTCTAGAATATAAAATTTATTACCAAGTTTTTCATTTACAGCTTGAACTACTCCCGGCCATGATCCGGGGTTATAATCGTGACCCGCTAGGTATCCTCCAACCTTAACTTTAGGAAGCCACATATCAATATCTTTACATACTGCCTCGTATGTGTGTTCCATGTCGATATAAACAACATCACAAGATTCATCTTCAAATTCTAAAACCGCCCCATGAGAAAGCTTACGTATTGGAGTAAATTTACGTTCGCCCATATTATCTAAAAATATCTTGAATATATCTGTCTCTTGAGCCAACTTATGATATGTTTCCACCTCATTGACTGAACCTTGCCAACTGTCTACTATAAATACATTAAGTCTATCTTTAGCAAGATCGCAAAGATAAGCAGAGCTTTTACCAAGCCAAGCTCCACACTCTACAAATGTCCCACCGTCTGGAACAGAATCAACTAAAAATTTAAAAGCGTTAGGGTAATCAAACCACCCGCCTATTTCTTCGTAAGATTTCATGAATTAGTCCTTTACAGTCTCTGGTGTCAATAGCGGTTGGTCAACCTGTCCATCTTCATATTTATGGAACGCGCTTAGGCGTTCCTCTTCTTTTTTCATTGCCAATCTCATTTTTTCCATTTCAATTCCATACTTCTTCATTAATTCTGGATCTTGCATCATGCTAGTAACCCAGCTAGTAAAGCTTTGCTTACTATCTTCTAGTCTTTTAATTCTTTGTTCTCTCGTTCCCTTGATCTCTCTAAGAATAGTGGCTTTCTTTGTCTGTAACTCTCTATAGTCGCGATTTAAACTCTCTTGAGATGCGCGAAGAGAAGCCACCTGTCTTTCTAAATTAATAATATAGTCAATGTCTTGCTGGTCTTTGTCTCTACTGCGCTCATCCTGTATCAATTTATCGTAAGTATTAATCTGCTCTATATTTTCCTTATTACCCTTAAGGCATCTATTCATTAGTATTTCTAACTTAATAACATCTACAACCTGAAACTCTTCTGTTGGGAGAACATCATCATTAAACTGTGATATAATACGTGACCAGTGATACTTAAATAACTCTAATTCGTCATCAGTAAACTGGGCCTTTAGTTCTATCCAATAGGGGCGATCTTCTAAAGAATAAGCAGCAAAATCTTCGGGCGTTAAACCTACCTTGAATTTTCTTTTGATAAAGTTATCTACTGATTCTACGTCGCGATCTAGCTGTTTTGCTATATCTTCTGTAGTTAGACTGTTAACCAGCCTACCAATAATTCTTTCTTCCTCTTTGGAAATTCTACCTTTCTTCATTTAAGACATCCTTTATAAAGGAAATTATTTCTTCTTTCCTATTTTTAGCAATATATATACCATCTAGCATTTTTAAATAATCCGATCTCATAGAAGAAGGTATACTATCATCAATTTTATCTTTAAATTCTTTTATAGTTGCAAACAGTTCGGGGGAGTCAGATGAATCACTGCAAAGATCTTCATTAGAAATTGGAACGGGCGTTAGTACCTTTTTCTTTTCTTCGTCGTTTTTGAGATAAAAATTATCACGTATGAAATTTTTTAGTCTATTTGAAAGGTGTACAGATAAGAAATTCTCTAGGGGGCGATTTTCGTCGTAGCGATCTAGTGCATCCATACATATAATAAAAGCCTCTTGTTTTATATCATCAATTTCATATCCATTGAATGTATATCTTGGGGCGATTTTAGAGATGACGAAATGTATTTTTTCTAGTGTTTCTTGTTCTGTTAAATTTTTAGGTATCTTCATACGCGAGCGTTCTCCATGAAGATCCATCGTATATTTTTAACTTTCCACTTTCCTCATCTAAAAACATTGTGCCGGTTTGCTCAACTGCTTTTTGTGACGGTCTTAAGATAATCTGTGTGGTTTTTAACTTTTTAACGTCAATCTGTGTGGTTTTAAAGACAAGCTGTTTAGCGTAAGAAAGTACAGACTTGATAACACTTTCAGTAAAAGCTTCTATGCTCCAAAGATTAGAAAGTTTCAACGCTTTTGCGCTACCAAAATCAGTTCTGCCTAAAATTGTGTCTTTTGTAAGCTGAACTGGATGTAGAACGTGGGGCGCTATAGAAGTTAAAACACAACCATCCTCAAATAATACTTCTTGGGGGTTGCTTGATATGTAATTAGAAACTAATACGTGGGTGCCATCTTCAGGTGGAAAATCTATTATTAAACCAAATGGCTCAGTAACATTTTGGTGTTCATCCATGACATAGTATGGCTGCAATCTTATTAAGAAATATTCATCTTTATCTTTTTCAATATAACCCCTTCCGACTTCTCCGCGTATTGTCTTTCCGTCTTTAACTTGGTCGATTTTATACAGAAATTCACATCCGCATCCATAGCATACGGAGAATGAGCAATTGTGGCTACCTAATCTATTAGATTTGATGGCGTCTGAAATAATAATATCAGCATCGGCCAAGGCTTCTGTTCCAACGAGCTTTACTCTATTGGTACCAAAGATAGGTTCGCCTTTTTCAATTACTAGTTTCGGAAGTGTCTTTATTCCCATTTTCTAATAAGTCCTTTAGAGAAGCGTCCTCTTTTTCCATATCTTTCTCAACAGATTTCTTAACATCTGCTGTGGCCTTGCACTGTAAGTTGCAATCTAATTGTTTTGGATCATTCTGATTGTTATTCATATTAATTACTCCTGCTAGATTATACACACATTGAGGCAAAAAGACACAAAACGAAGCGTTTAGGGGCCAATGGGGGAGGATTGGGAGATACATTAATAAATATATTGGCTATTGTGCATAAACCACCCCAGGTTTTTCGGGCGTTAAATTGGGCAAAATACTATAAGATAAAACCCCCCGTAGCCCTAAGTCTATATGTAGACAGTACTTATGGCATATATACCACGCCCGACTCGCCGTAAATCCAATGATACCAACCACTTATGACAAAAATAAAAATATTACAGATTAAGACTTGACGAGCCGATAAATATCTGTATAATAGTAGCAGACAAAGGAAAAGGAAAAGAAAATGAACCAGATTGACGAACTGATGATTGCGGCTTACAACATGGGATACGATCAAGATTCCCGAGATGAGTTTGATTCGTACTGCGATCATATGAATGTAGACGATGATCTGCGGGATAAGATGCTGAAGAAGTTCGAAGAAGGATATGATGACGGGTGATATTCTGTATAGTATTGACACCTAATATACCGATATATATAATAGAATAACACAAGGAAAAACAAATGACCATTCAAGTACAAAACACCATTCGCCGCTTGGTCGCTCGTCACGGATATTCCGCTACATTTGTACAGCACTTGGGCGAAGGTATCAATCTGTACAGTATCGGTGGTATCATGTATCGTATTCGTGGTGATGGTACGATCCTCTAAGTCTTTGCCAAATAAGGACTTAGGGCAAGTCGGCCCCGCCAAATTCGACGTAAGTGCTTACGTACCAATAACTTACATCACAAAATTTATGTGCATTTGGCATGAAATTATATTTGAGAAAATCCAAAGATTTCTCTTGCAATAGTCGATAATATATGTATAATAAGAGCATAAGAAAGAAAGAGAGAAAGAAGATGACCATCGAAGTTTTTAACGATCAGAAGTTGACCATAGGCTTTGTTAAGAGTCAGAATAAGATTGAGGGTATGAATACTGTTCGTCAGTATTTCCCCAATGTGGGAAGTGTTAGTAGTCAAAGTTGCCTTCCTGTTAATGATAGTCGTTGCAAAATGATTGCCCCTAATGTCTACTCTTGGGAGAATGTCTAATGAATAGTCTCGAAAAGATTTTCTGTGCCATGCGAAGCGGTAAGTATGGTAGCGTCATTGATCCCAAGGGTAACGCACACGTTGGCAT